TCTATCCTATGAATCCTATCTTGTTGATACCATTGTGTGCCGCCGTTGCTTTTCTTTTCGCCAACACCGCCAAATAACAATACTCTATCTTTTGTGGTACCCATTTGCTTTAACTACACCCCCCCCCAATAATTGGATATGTGCCGGCTGCCCTGGCATCATATCTTGCGGTTAGGGTGTTGGCGGTTATTCCTGTATTACCTTGGTGTCCTTGTATGCCAATATTCGTTTGGTCGCTTGATCTGATAGGAAATACTTTTCGTCTACTTGGCTTTCCAAGATGTCCGATAATGAACACCCGTTCCCTGTTTTGGGGTACTCCAAAATCCTTGCTGTTAAGTAACTGCCACTCCACATTGTACCCCAGTTCATCCATTGTTCTGATGATGGTTCCAAAGGTCCGTCCCTCATCGTGGTTAAGTAGTCCCTTGACATTTTCGGCGAATAGTATTTTAGGCTTTCTGACTTTAGCCAACCGCATGACTTCAAAAAATAAAGTTCCTCTAGTATCTGCGAATCCCCCCCCGCTTTCCTGCAATGCTAAAAGCCTGGCATGGAAAACCGAAACAGTACACATCGGCTTCGGGCATATCGGAAGGCTCAATTGTTCGTATGTCATCAAAGAATACCTCACTATCACTTACATTGTGCATTGCTCTGTAACTTCTATCGGCGGCTTGGTCAATTTCGCAATGCCCTACACATTCATGGCCGGCCATTTCCATGCCCAACCTAAAGCCGCCTATGCCTGCGAAAAAATCAAAAAATTTCATAAAAGCTCCATTCTAATTTGTGCGTTAAAATCTTCTAACCTTTGCACCGCTGCATCTGGCCCTCGATGTTGTCATCTATCTTTCTCAACTGACTTGGCTTCATGTTGTTCTACTCCTCATCCATCTTCGCTCCGCACTCGCCACAGTATCTTGTCCTATACTCACTCCACTTACCACAAGACGAACAATAGACAGAGAAGCCATCCATTTTTGGTTTTCCATCTCCCCCTACCCACTTGCCGTGTCTTACAGGCTTCGGGTAGCCCCTTTTGAAACGCTCATCTATGATTCGCTCTATAAATTTCTCAAACGCTTTATACGGGCTTTTTGCTTTTACAAAATATAGATCATGGGTAGTGCGGTCACGGATAATATATAATTCATCTTCGGCATAATAAAAATCGTGGTAATCATCATCTATCCCAAAGGGCCTATAATCTTGCCAATAAATATTTCGGTCTATGGCTTCATAAACCTCGTGGAAAGCTGCATCAAGTGAAAGCACCCCATCGGCATCGTCTATCAGTGTTTCAAAGTCATTATCAATAAGCACTTTTTGTTCTTTGTGGTTTTCCTCTATCGCTTTTTTCAAGTCCAGTTTTAATTGTTCTGCACAAATCAACCTCATGTTGTACCTACCTTTCAACTACCATTTCACACCCGGAACATATACATGGGAACCCATGCATAGCAACCAAATGTATCAGTGTTCTTTACTAATCTTCCAAATTCAATGGTTTGTGCGTTCATAATCTGTTCATTGATTGTTGCATTGAATTTAACTTTTTCTTCGTTTAGCTTTTTCGGAAAGTTATGCCGGCCTTTCTTCCTTTTATTTGCTTTCATTTCTCCACCTATATTCTGCGTCAATCAATCTTCTTTTCATCTTCCCACGGAAGATCTCCATCCATCAGGCACGCCACCACATACAAAAATGCAAAAAACACTGGCAGGATGGCAAATGTCCCTATAGTCACTTTCAGCGCAACCAAGATTCCCTTCCCATGCCATGTAGGGAAAAATAGTAACGATGCAAGCAATAATGCAATCAGCGAAATGCCGGCGTATTTCCTTTTTTCTTCAGTGTTCAAATAGTATTCAATCAGCTTTTTCATCATCGTCTTCTTTCTAACGCACATCTATTTTTCTAACGCACGATTAACGCACGCCTAACGCACATTTTGCGTGCGTTTTTTTCCTTAGGCGTTACCACGCATAAGCGATGTCTAACTGTGTAGGCCCGTAGGCAAAGTATCCAGTATCAACCACAATGCCCATGCCCCGGCTTGTAGGTAATATCGTGCCTTTTGGTCTTGTGGGCAAATACGCCCCGACCATTACATAAGGCCCAAACATCTTGATACCATCATCCCTTATCCAGTATGGGAATTCCTCTGCCGTGTACCCTTCTGATCTCATAAGGGATACCACACCATCCATTGGTAGGTTGTATCCTGTTTCCGGGCCACTTGGGCCGTTCATGTTTAGCCCCTTGTGGGTGTCCCACTTTTCGCCGTGCCATTCGTACACTGCCGGCGGTGGTGCATCGTGTTCTTCCGGTGCTGCCGGCACCGCTGCCATAATGGCTGCAAGTATCAATTCAACTATCATGTTAAATTACCTTTCCCATGTTCTTTGCGACTTGATACAAAAATGCGCACTGTTGGTTGTACCATGTTCGTGGGTCTGCGTATTCATAACCGGCACAATCTGCCCACCGCCTACCGTCTTTTACCCTTTGCCATATTCCTTGCCGGTATTCTGCCGGTAAAGTGTATAAAGCATCGTCTACGGCCTTTATGTCTGCCAGGAACCCCGACCGCAATTCTGCAATTCGTGCCGTTGGGTTGCCCGGCTCCGTAGATCGTGGCATGCCGTCCGGTGGGTGTGATGCCATTAGCAAGGCCGCCGCCTGTTGTTGCCATTTGTCATAGCACCGCACAAAGGCTATGGCCAGCTTTCCGGTTGGGTCTGTTGGTTTTAACTTATTTGTCATTCCCATTACCAAATACAGTTATTACAACAATTGTTAAACAGATTATCGCCGTAATGGTTACCGCCGTTATGTTCATGGGTTCCCCTTTCTAATCGTCTATGTAGTTCCTGCCTATCAGTGCCATAAATTCTTTCCGTGTGTGGGTTTCCTCATACTTGCTTTGGCACCGCCGTTTGATTTCTCTATCAATGCGGGGGTCATAATGCACGCCGTATGGGCCTATGTGGTGCGCTGCACACAAGTAGCAAGTAAAGCCGTTGCGGTCTGATACTTGCCTATAAGGGCCAAAGTAAATGTGGTGCAAATGCAAGCCGTATGTAGTCCCACAAATTAGGCACTCTTTTTTTCCCTGTATTATGCTTTTCATCCTTTGGCTACAAACTCCCCCGCAATAACAATTACCGGGTATTCTTCGATGTAGGTGTACTTCGCCACCTTGCCGGTTATCAGCTCTACCGCTGCATCACCGTCTTGGGTGTCAAGTTTCATGTACCAGGTGCCGGCATCCTCAAACACTTCGCCGGGCATTATCATATCGAATGTGGTTTCAAGTCTTTTAGATCTTTTGACTTTCATTTGCTTTTCCCTTTCCGCACTTCTTCAATAAGTTCTGCTACCGGTTCAAATGGAACCACAATCATCATAGTTTCATCATTTGATAGTGATATGGTTTCCCCTAACTTATCGCTTGTGAAACGCACAATAGCTTTGCCTTTGTACGATGTTTTTTTATCCATGAAATAGGCCGGCATCTCTTTGCGCCCTAACATTGCTTTATCCTTTCTCCCCCGGTGGGGGTGGGGTGCGCCGTGAGTATACGCACCCCATGACTTTTAGAAGGTTTTATATAATCGCCGCCCAAAATATGACGATAAAAAGCGGCGGTTATATCTGCAAAAAAGGGGTGGCGGTTAGTTTAATCAAGTACCCTTCGGATTAGGTTTCCGCTAAAGTTATAATTTACTGGTTCTGTATTCGGTTGTAATTTATGGTGCCACCCCTTATTGCCTAAAACATATATGCATCCGGTGGTAGTTCGTTGGGCGTGATATCTGGCTGCCGTTCCTGGCGTTGCTCTTTCCACTCCAACGGGTCTACCTTTTCGGCTACGATATCGGTGGTATACACCTTATCGCCGTTGTTGTTTGTGTAGCTGCCTGTTTGTAGTCTGCCGGTAATGCCTACCCTTTGGCCTTTGTATAGCCACTTTTCGCAATATTCGGCAGTGCGCCCAAAACAGACAATAGCCGGAAAGTCCGTTTCCTTGGTGCCGTCCTTTTTTGGCGGGCGGTCAATGGCAAGCGTAAACCGTGCAATTGCCATTTGGTCATTCGTGTAACGCACTACCGGGTCTTTGGTTAGTCTGCCGATCAAATTAACTGTATTCATTGTTGCCCCTTTCTGTTCTACTGGCCCATGCTCTTAAAAGGCCGTTCACTCCATCTTCGTGGGTCTGCGGTTCTTCTTCTTTCTTTATACTGTTCTTTTTTCTTTCTTTTCCTTTCTTTTGTGTGTCGGTGGGTTGTCGGTGGGTTGTCGGTGGGTTGTCGGTGGGCTGCCGTTGGGCTGTCGGTTCCGTTGTTGTGCAATCCTGCCATTTTGCGTAATTTTCAATGGTTATCGTTGTGGCTTGCGTTGTAGTTTCTATTGTGGCCATTTCATCTTGTACCAAAGTAGTCAAAAACTTCTTTACCTTTTCACGGCTCCAACCCCACCGCTTGGAAAGCCACAACATGGAACATGCGACTTGCCCCCGCTTGCGGTAAACCAAATTGCCCCGGTAAAGTTCCTTTTTATCCTTGTAGTTAGCAAGTAACAAAAGGTCTATCCATGCCTGGGCACGGGAAAATGGCTTTTCGTTCCACAACCAACTATCTTGTATTTCACGATTCAGTTTTATATATCCTTTGCCCATTTGCTCTTTAGTTCCCTTAATTCGTTTGGGGTCATGGTTTCAATGCCAAGTGCCTTTGCTTCATCCACTGCTTCGTCTATGATCTTGGCCATTTGCTCGGTGTTATAGCAACTACTACCGTAGTAGGCCATAAACTGGCGGATGCCTTTTTCTTTGGTATATGGGATTTCTTCAACAAACCACCCTATGCCCTTTGCTTGCCAGTTCTCAATGAACCTATCCCCGGCATGTTCTTTGACTAACAAATAGTCAAACACTCCACGGCGGCGCACCAACTCTTTGTAAACGGTTTCTTTATCAGCGCCCACGGCATCGCCTATCTTGCTACATAAAACCCACAAATAGCCGTTTGCGTTTTGGCTCCGGGGCTTTCTGTGATTCTCTAAAGTGATATCAATAGTGCCCACATTGTTTACATGCCGTTGCAAAAAATCTTCGATTTGCGGGGCGTATCTCTTTGGTATGGCCACTTGTACCAATAGGCCGTCAAGCGTGGCGTAGCGGTCAATTTTCTTTGTCTGTGCGCTTACTCTCATAGTGCATTACCACCCTGGTATAATCTTCTTTTGTGTACTGCTCCGGATGTTTTGCGCCAACGATCTTTGCAAGGTCGTTTTCATCCTCGCCGTACATGCCGGCAATATCCAACAAGGCTTTGTACTGCGCTGCCGTTATGTGGTTATCCGCTGCAACCGCCCCGGGCGTGCCGTAGCTATATACGGTCTTGCCGTCCTTTTCGATTTCCAAGTAACTAATTGCGCCATTGTCATATTCAATGGCTGATACCTGGAACCCTTGCCCGTCTTTTCGGTCTACCAGTTCATAGCCGTAGCCGTTCGGCTTCGTTTGGGTTTTGCAATTGATCCATATAAATGGTGCGGTGTATAGTTCCCGGCCAATGCCCCAATTAACACATGCCCGCTTGAAACTGTCGGATGCTGCGCCCTTTTCTGCTTCGGTGTTGCTTTCACTGCCGGCATCCCATTTCCATATCCATCCAACCAACGGGCCACCGCCCCATGCGTTATTAAGTAAACCAACCCCGCAATATACAGTGCCTTTGATTTCTTTGTGGTCACGCTGCCAACCCGTTGGCCCTACCGTTTCATCCAGTATGGCCATATCACACCGGGCATCTTTGTATAGTAGTAGCGTGATACCTTTGTCGTATACACCGCCAACCCTTACATCTATTTCACTTGCCTTTAGGTTTCTAAATTCCATGTTGTACCTACCTTTACAGACCATCATGGTAATAATCGCCGTAGCAATTCATAGCATCTAACAACTTGCCAACGCTTACATGCAACGCTTTTGCCGTAATGGTCAAACTGTCTTTTAGTTCATCCCGGCAAGCATCACAAAGGCCGTGGGTGCTAAAATCATCTTCACATAGCATGCACGGTTCGCCGGCCATTAGATCGTCACTGCCGCACTTTGGGCACAAATCGTATATGTTGTGTTCGTAATATGGGCCGTTGATTTCCTTGTGCGGTATGGTTTCTTCACTATGTAGGGCATCCCATTGATAAAATACCGCCCCGCAATCCAGGCACTTATACAAGGTGTCCATGTTACGCTCCCTTCTTCTTCAAGATGTATTGGCGGTACTGGATGCCGTCTTTGGTCACTTTGGGGATGCTTTCAATTTCCCAACCCTGCTTGCGCAAGGTGTAAATTACATCCCGCAAACTTGATATGTTGTAGCGGTTCCAGGCAACCATACTTGTAATGCCCCGCTTGTGGGTCAAAAGGTGGTTCTTTACCAATTCGATTTTTGTTGTCTTCATGGGGTGCCTACCTTTCTATAAAAGGATGTAATTTTTGTAATTGTGCTTTGGCTCGTTTCTGCTTATACGGCGTTGCACTTCTTCTTCGGTGCGCCGGTTACTGGTCACGATTTCAAACAGTGCCACCGCACTAAATACCAAACTGGTTGCACCAATCACGATGCACAAAACCAACAATTGATCTAAAGTGTTCATTCTTCTCCCCCTTCTTCTTCCGTCCACGCTTCTTTGAGTTCCGCAACATCGGCGGCAATCGTGCGCAATGTATAGTGCAAGTCCTCAATAGCACCCTGCAATTGCACAATGCCCCCCCTTGTTCTTTTCAGTTCTTCAATAAACTGATCTTCGGAAAATGGGGATACCCGCACGGGGGCTTCTTGCTCCCGCAACTGCTCCGGTATAATCAAATAGCTTTCCGGTGAGATGTTGAACAAAGATTCAATGGCAATAATTGTTGGTTTTGATATTCTCTTTGCATTACATGCTGATGCTAAAAAATTGTGCGCCCTGCCTATTGCTTCGCTTGCTTCTTTTAGATTCATGCCCCGGCGTGCCAATTCCGCTTTGAGTGCTGCGGGGTCAAAGGGGTTACCGGATACATTCAAATAATCTTTATTCATTGTTCGTTCCTTTCTATGCCTAAATAGTCGGCCACCCTATCCATCGCCGGCTGCGCCGTCACAACGCCATTAATGATGTTGCACACATATTGCCGGGAATATCCAAGGGCATCGGCCAGTTCCTTTTGTGTGATGTTCTTATCAATTAGTGCTTTTTTAATTTCTTTAGTCCAATCCATAGCTACCTTCCTAAAAGGGTGCCCGCTTTCAGTTCCTCATAAAAGAAAACGCAAGCGGGGTTGCTGCCCCTTGTCCGTGGCACGCCGCTATCATCCGCTGCCAAACATTCCAGGTGCTTAATGCGCTTGTCCTCTGACTTCTTGCAGTATGGGCAATCACGGCATTGGAAACTGATACCGTCAAGTTCGTATTCATCCTTGGCGTTTTCCGGGATTTTCTCTACTTCCTCAAAGGTCACATAAGCGCAAAAGTTCTGCCGGTTGCGGTGGTCAACTTCTACATTCTTTAGGTTGGTGTCCGTTAAATAGCCATCAATGGCTTCTGCGTATTCTGCGCCGGTTTCGGCTTCCACCACCACAAACCTTTTTGTTGTTATCGTTTTCATTCCTGCGCCCCTTTCTGTTCGTTGGTGTAGATAATTTCGCCTGTATCGGCATCCACCACTTTTACCACATCGGGGTCAGTTTTTAGCAAGTCCAATACGCTTGGCGTATAGCGTATTGTTCTACCGTCTTGGATAGTCGCTAAAATGAATTTCATTTGTCTTGCCTGCCTTTCCAAATAAAAAACGGGGAATCTAACTTGTATAAGATTCCCCGCAACCGTTGCGATTACACTATTTGTGACTATACGCCAAATCATAATTTTGGGAAATCTTATATATAGTATAGACGATGGATATTTACATTGTCAACAACTATTTATAGTGATATTCTAAAAATATGAAAATACTAAAGAAACCAACAATGCCGGATGTATCCAAATATATCCCCGGCAAAAAAGAAAACGAAACGCAAGAACCTACCATGCTTACCTTCCCCGGTTTTGATTTGTCAGATTGTAAACTGGCCTTGCAAAAAACCATACCCGTATATGGTCTGCAATATGATTGTTGGATAAACCCCAACATATCCCGCAAGGCCGTATTATCCAAAATGAAAAATGGGGATGCATGCACCTTTCGCCTGGTACCCTATGATAATGGGCAAATGTATCTTTGCATTGATCTAAAAAGCGGGCTTGATTTTGCGGTTGTGGTCAACAATGTTGCCCGCCAGCTTCGATATGACTATTGGGGTTGTTACATGGTGGGCAATCTGCAAGAAAAAGACGATACACCCATTATTGATATAAAAATATTCCAACCACAAGGAATTAACCTATAATGGGTAAAAAACGACCCTCTATTTTTCGATTTAAGCGTTTGGGGGGTACCGTAGTACCTTGCTTTTTCGTGTCTTGAAAGCCAAAAAGGGCGGTAATGGGGGAAAGCTACAAAACCCCACTACCGCCCTATTTTGGCAATCAGTATAACACACCCGGGCAAAAACCTTTGGCGTATCCAAAGTAAAAAAGGAGCATCCCACCCGGTTTGTTCGTTGTGTTCTATTTAGTTTTCCACTTCGGGCAACCCTGCCAAACTTGTGGCAAGGGATAAAATGCCCGCAAGCACTACGGCACTGGCCGTATACTTCCAATCAACTTCCGTAATGACGGCAGCGGTACCGACCATAGCCACAAAGGTTTGTGCCATCGTCTTTACTGCTCTGATACCCGCCGCCTTTAGCCATGCCTTGGGGCTATTTTTAACTTGCATCATTGTATCCGTCCTTTCTATCGTCTACCCGGGGTAGATCTATACACATTTCATATCTGCGCCGCACTGTGCCATTACCGCCCAACTTGAAATAGGGCTGCGCTAAATTGTCGATGCGGTCGAATTCTTCAATGCCTACTTCGCCATCTAAAATTGCATCTTCTAATTTTGGGTATATCAGTTCATGCAATACGGCAAGCAAGCCATCTTCGGTTGCAGTACGCTTTTTGCGTTTGCTCTCAAATAGGTATCTGCAAAACTCCCAAAAGCCGGTGCATGCAAATACCGCTATTACAAGTTCCAAAAATCTGCCATCCACCAAAACCACCGCCCTACTTCAAAAGTTCGTTTACCTTATTTTGAGCTGCTGCAATTTCGGCATTGGTGTATCCTTTGGCCTTTAATAGCCTTACCCGGTCAGCACCTACGCCCCATTTACCGGCTATAATTTCTTTGGCCAGTGCCGTTGCTGATAGTTTCTTCATCTTGCCAGCCATTTGCTTGTTAACTTCGCTTTGCACTTTTGCGGGGTCATATCCTGCCGCCTTTAGCTTGGCCGTCCTGGTAGCACCTGCGCCCCATTTGCCGGCTATCACTTCTTTTGCAATTTCCGCAATTGTCTTTTTCTTCGCCGGTGCCTTTGCGGGTTCCTTTACTCCGCTGCCGTTGGCCAGTGCCATAATTACATGGCTTTTTTCATTTAGGATAATGTCCCCGGTCATAAGGTATTTATCGCTTGTCAGATACTTGGCATCGGTCAATACCTCAAAACCACCGGTGGAAATTAACGCCGCCTTTAGGCTGCCCGTCCAGTTCGTGGGTGCAATGTCATAGCCTACGGCAATAACGCAATCGCTAACCAACTGGCTACAATCTGTATTGCATGCCGTCTTGATCTTTTGCGGGTTATTCCACCCTGCCGCTTTCCACGCATAGTAAAGTGACAATCTATCATACTGGCCATATCCAACATTGGGATTGTCGCAAATGTCTTTCATGTACTTTGCTGCCGTGGCCGCTTTATTTCTGTTCTTAAAGCGCAACACAACATTTTGGCCAAAGTAGTACCATGCACCGGTTCTTACTTCCTTACCTGTTTGGTCGCCTTTTGCGCCGTTGATACTGCCGTGTTCGCTTTGGCTTGCCCAACCGCATAATATCGCCATTGTTTATTTCCTTTCTTATGCAATCCGCACCGCTGACAATCCACAATCCGCTTCTGCAACATCGACCGTTGCGCTTGCTTGTGCCCGTATGTAAATGCGTGTTGTTTCCGTTACCTTGAATGTGCCTACATTGTTGCTTGTGATTTGTAGGGCACTATCTGTTGCAGTACATGCCCCGGTCTGCGTGCTTGTAATGGTGCTACTACTTGTTACCCACATACGGCGGTAACCGCTTGTGCCGGCACCAAAACGCACCCACCCTTTTACAATCCAAGTGCCAGCGGGCAAATCAATGTTTGCCAGGGTTACAACCGTAGTGCCTACCCTTGTTACACCGCTTCTGGTGAAGGTTGTTAGTGCGGTGCCAACGGGGCTTGTGTGCCCCTCTATGGTCAGATTGCCGTCAATGGTAGCGTCATTGCCTACCGTCAAATTGTTATTGACGGATAGGTTTTCAAAGGTGCTGCCGCCGCCACCGCCACCGCTGCGGTCAAGCGTGTTACTAATTCCCAACGCTTCGGCAAGGGTTGTGGATAGTGTGCCAAGTTCCATTTCGGTGTACTTTTCCATTAGTACATCGTAGGTGGTCTTTACAATCTTGAACCGCCCTTGCATGTTGTATTCCGGGAATACAACTTTTATCGTGTCACATAAATTGCATTGCAATAGATCGGCATAGCCGGCGTATTCCTCGCTATCCTGCAACCGGATAAAATCCACGGTAATAGTTTGCTTTGGTTGTTCAACCTGCCCATTGGTCATTACCAGCCGGGCCATGTTTTCCACTTCGGCTTTTGTTGGCACGCTTTCAAACTTTTCGGTCAAGTCAAGGGGCACGCAAATAGTGCGCCCATTATATAGCGGTTGCCCGTTTGATACCATGCTGCCTTTGATGACGGTTTCTTCTCCGCTATCGTTGGTGCCTTTCCAAAACGGAATACAGGCGTTATAAACCTGCTGATATTCGTTTTCCTCGTTGTAGTCCAGTAGGTTCACACCGTAACGGATAGTAAAATCACGGTCAACGCCACGGCTACGCATTAAAGCCACGTCCCATTTATCAAATCGGTATTCGCCGCCGTAGGTATCAAGGATAGAACCCTCAACGCCGCCCAACATTTGGCGCACCGTGCGGGGCGTTCCGTCTGCCGCTGCCATATATGCGCTACTTGTGAAATTCGCCGTATAATTAAATGGGTTTGTTGGGGTTGCCGTTGCAAAAAGATTAAACGCTGCCGCAAGGCTATTTATATTTTTCCCCTCCACGGTCATTTCACTTTGCCGGTATGAAACATGAACGGCATGGAAAGCCACAATGCCGTCAATTGGTTTTGTATATGATACGATATCAAAGGGTTGTATATCTCCCAAATCATCATGGGTAACGGCAATAATGCGCCCCGGTTGGATTAGATCAAAATTTGCGCCGTCCACCGGATATGTAAAATCACATTCAAAAATGCCGTTTCTTTCTTCCGTAACAACGCAAGATATACAATCCCGCAACCTACCAAGTCCGTTACTAATAAAAGCGTTTTCCGTGCTATCGTAAATAATCGGAATCATACACGCCACCACCTCGGTACAATTTCAAGATTGCTAATAGTGTTTGGATATGTTACGGCATTGTCCCCAGGTTCAAGCGTTGGCAACATTCCCGGTAAAATTACATTGCTATTGTAGGATACCTTTTCTCCGTCAACATATGTATAGGCTTCTCCAATATCCATATCAATTAAAATGGGGTTTTCATTGGCGGAATATGTGGAATATCCAATGAACGGGCCAACCTGCAACGCTAAATTGTTCATTTCAAGGGTAGTTCCACTTTGCCGGGTTGCCGTCATATCAATAACCACATTGTTTGCCGTTGCTTGCCAACCAACAATAACGGTAAATACACATGTGCTTGAATCTTTGGTTGCCGTCACTCTTATTGTTTCTTCTGTTCGGCTTTTTGCCGTTCCGCTTTGATACACAAGCGGGGGCAATTTAATTAACAAATATGCCGGGTTCGGGTATGGGTTGCTGATTGTGGCGTTTAGCCCGCCGTCTGTTGTCCATGTGGCGGTATCTGCATATGTAGCACTGCCGCCGGAACCCGGCTTGTAAAAATTGATTCTAATTAATGCGGAATAATTGTCCCACTCACTATTTGATATTGTTACCGTATCCCCCAAAACCAAAGGTGCGTAATCCGGGGTGGTTGTTTTTGATACACTGCCGGATACCCCGTCCGTTTCTCCACGGATAGTTTGAGTAGCTTGTACCAGTTCAACATTGCCAATAGGTTGATCTAATACCCCGGTAACTACGCCGTTTATAGTCAATTCCCCATAACCTGTTACGGATAAAAGGGGCTGCGCTTCAAACAAAGTTGGGTTTGTGATTGTATCGCCACTGGCAACCGTTATTGCCGTTTCGCCACTGGTCAAGTACCGTTGTGGCTTGCAATCAAAAGTGATATCAAAGGTGCCAACTTTTGGGGATACATTATCAATGGTCAACCCGTCTTTGAAAACCGCAAGGCGGTATTCATCGGCGTTAAATTCATCTTCAAGACGGCAATAACCTTTACGGCTTGCAAGCTGGTTTCTAAAGTCCCGTATCGCCGTTGCAAAGTCCGTTTCGCTGTCCTGCGGGATAAACGCCTGGTAGGTCAGTGTCACATTCTCAAACCTACCTTTATCAAGTGCGTATGCCCCATTACGCCCGGGAATCTCTACCATTTCCACGTCCCTTGCCGGGGCATCGAACATGCCACCGTCTTGGATATAAACGCCATAATCTTTGCTATCCACGCCATCAAAGGTAAACCCCTTATAGCGCGCCGGTGTTTCTTTTACTGCCATGCCAATCTTCTCCGATTCTGCGCTGCAATTAGTTTTCTTTCCACGGCTTCGGCCAGTTCGTCAACGCTCATACCGCTTGTGCCGTATACATTTATGTTGATATCCCCGCCGCCGTTGCCTACGATCTTTTCCATACGCTTATAGAATGGGTCAAGGGGTACCACTGCTTCGTTGTATCTGCCTTCGCCGGCAATTACCGCCGTTTCACGGGTAACAATACCGCCCTGCGCCAACCGGGGCAAAGATAGCGTTTTAACCAACCCAACGTCTACGCCGGGCAACTTGTTTGCCAGTTTGATAGCACTATTTATCAAGCCAATACCCTTGTTGATAATGCTTTCCACCAAACCAATTACAACATTGATACCGCCTTTAATTGCGCCGGTAACGGCGTTACCAAAAGCGGTGCCCATACCGGAAAAGCTGCGCCTAATGGTGCTAAATACACCCCTAAAGAAAGAACCAACGCCACTAAATACACCTTTCACGGCGTTCCATGCACTGCTAAAAGCGTTGCGGAACCAACCGGCAATGCCCACAAACGGTGCCTTGATAGCGTTCCATATTCCCTTGAACAGATTAGCAACGGTATTTTTAAGCCCATTAATGACTGATACCACAACATTTACCAAACTGTTTTTTAAGGTGCCAATTACCGTACCGATAAAGGATAATAGCCGTTTTATGATGGTTGCACCCAATTTTGCAATGGATGCAATTATTGTTGGTATGTTCGTGATTATAAGGCTTGCAATGTCCCTTATAAACTGCCATGCCTTTTGCCAAATTATGGGGAATAGCGTATTAAGGTTTTGCGATACCTTTGTAAATAACTGCCGGATGCTTGATAGAATATTGGGGATTGCTGCAATGATTCCCTTTGCCGCCGTTTTTACAAGATCTAATGCGGTCTGCAAAATTACCGGGGCATATTTCACAACGGATGCCATCAATTTGGCTACCATATTGCTCACGGTTTTAACAAGCATGGGCAACCCCTTTTCTAATGCCTTGCCCAACTTCGGCATTGCCGCTTGCAACTTCGTTACGCCGTCTTCAAGATATCCGACCCAATCGATGCCGGTAAACCACTTTTGGAAACTGTCGGCAATATCCGGTGCCATGTTTATAATGGCTTTGGGCAGTCCTTTTAACACATTCCAAATGGCCGGTATCAAGTTCTTACCAAAGGTGCCCACCGACTTGATCAAGTTTTCAAGCTGCGGGGTAATATCGTTACCCAATGCCAAATTACCCAAAAAGTCCTGGTACGCCGCTTTCATCATGCCAAAGGAACCGCTAATAGTTTCGCTTGCTTCAAGTGCCGTTGTGCCGGTAATGCCCAAATGCTTTTGCATTACGCTGATAGCGTTGATTTGGTTTTCAAAACTCATGCTATTAGCATCAACGGTAATGCCCAACGCTTCTTGCTCTTTGGTCATTGCGGCGGCATCTTTAATGAGCCGTTCCATTTCGGTCTTGGTGCCGCCGTATCCCAATTTAAGGTTATCAAGCATGGTGTAGTTCTGCTTTGCAAACCCTTGATAGGCGTTTTGGATATTCTCAATAGGCGTGCCCAATTTGTTGGCGTTGTCGGCCATATCTATCATGGCACGGTTCGCAACATCGGCGGCTGCATCTACATCCCCGCCCATGCTACTAATAAGGCTTGCGCTATAACTGGTTACCTGTTGCATGTAGTCATTTGCGCTTACCCCTGCCGTTCTGTATGCCTGGCTTGCATAGTCTTTCATTTTGTCGGCACTATCCTTGTATAAGGTTTCGATACCGCCCAAAGATTGTTGCAAGTCTGCGCCGGCTTTAATGCTATCGCCAATGAATTTGCCCAACGCTGCGCCGGCTACGGCTACTTTGAACGCTTTAGATAAACGGCTGCCGCCCTCTTTACCGGCTACATCGCCGGCTGCGCCTACTTCGCCATTTAGGGCTTTGGTCACGCTGCCTTGTATTCCTTTTGTAGTCGGCACTACCTGTATATAGGCCTTGCCGACAGATCCGCTACCCGCCATTGTTTATTTCCTCTATCATTTTCGCCCGGGCCTGTTCGTAGGCTGCGCCACTTGCAAACCCTGCCGGCTTTTCTGCTTCTTCTTTTTCTACCAACAATTCATACACGCTTTTTGGCCGGTGGTCTTTATCGCCGCCTATAACCCATGCAAGGGTGTTGATGCCGTCTACCATCTGCGCCAAAAGCAATGTTTTGTTGGTGTCCTTTACGCCGGTTAGCTCCTGCACAATCCGGCTATCTGCCCTCAAACCGCTAACAAGGGTTGCCAGTAAACGCACCGGCAACCCCTTATAGTTCATAATGTGATATGTTTCTGCAAGGTCACAAATCAATAGATCTTCGTAGTCCTTACAGATAGCGGCCAGGGCTATTATTTTTTTGCGGTGTCCTCATCCCCCGCTAACCCTTCCATGATTTCAGTTAGTTCGATATCCAGTTTGGATAGCGGTATGCGCCCGTCCTTTTCGGCTACATGCTTGTATAGCT